TGTAATTTCCCCTGAAAGTCAGGCAGACCCGCAGTGTCGGTGATTATGAAAGAAACAAGACGTGTGACTTTCGGTACGAACACCTTCCAGTCAGCCATGGCCGACACTGAAATGCTGTAAGTGTAGGTGGGGGCGGTCCCGGAACTATCGCGCTGTGCGCTGCGGAAAGAACGGGGAGCCTCGAAGATAGTAATGCCATCAGCTTCCATGTTCTCGCGGCGGTAGATAAGAATCTGCTGCTTGATAAGTTCGCTGAGGTCAGAAGATGTTTGAAGGTCGTTGGTGCGAACGTCAATCGTGAAGTTTAGGTTCTCCTTGGAACCGTACACATCATAAGTCTCAGTAGTCGTGGGGTTTACAATAATAGCCGCTTGGTCTCCTACCACAACAGAATCTCCGATTGCAATAGCCAGTCCGGGTATAGTATCCGTCCGCAAATTAGTAGTTGGATCAGTGACGAATTGAACCACGTTGCTCTTATCCAAGTAAGTGTCGTAGAAACCATTCAGGGAGAATTTTTTACCGCGACACGTAGTCTGACCGGAGGCGATGCGGACCTCCCAACGCACCCAGTCTCCCGGCTTCAACAGAGTTGGAAGAGTTACAGTACCATCAGCGTTAACAATGGCATTGTAATAGTCATTCTCGGTAGTGTGGATGAAGACCTGCCCCGGAGCCAGCGATTCAGTGGGGAGAACACCCACCTGAAGAATATTCTCGGGATTAGTGCCCACCGTTGTGCTGGGGTCAATCTTGCGGATGACGTTGGCCGTGATGGTGCTGCCCGGAGGAGCCGATGAACTAAGCTGAATGAAGTTGAGACCGAAGAAATTCCAGTCGATACCCTGACGAAGCTGGTAGCCCGTCTGGTCAACCAGAGTGAATGACACCCATGGCGGGAGTATGTTAGCGACCTCTGCACCGCCTACTGTGTTCTGAATGATGACCTCAGGTACCAGACGCTGGTACCAATAGTCGGTCATAGGTGTGAGGGGGTTGTTGTTCGAATCGTAGAGTTCAAGAGTCTGAGTGGGAACAAGCAGATACACATAATTGCTGGAGCCTTCGATGGCAACCGCGTTTCCTGTGGCTCCATCCTTGGCTGTGAGCGTAGTGCCGTCGATGCCGGGGCGGAGATAAACGAGGGAACCCACCGCGTTCGTGTAGTGCCCCTGCACCCAGCGATACTTTTCCACGGTAATGTCGATGTCGTTGGTTTCTTCGTTGACTGCATCAATGTTGAGATAGTAAACGCCAGCCTCTGGAGTCACGAGCGTTTTATCGGTCTCAGTAATCCACTCGATGAACGTGCCTTCCTTACCTTCTACTTTGGCGACCAAGGCTCTGCCGTACTGGTTGCACAGGAAGTAGTCGGGGCTCAAGCGGTTGCCTGATGCGGAGATGTCGCGAAGGGTAATCTGCGTGTCGCCGTACTTCAAAAAATTGTTGGATTGAAACGTAACTTGACCGAGTGTGTTATTGAAACGGGGGTTCCGAGAAACGGAATCCCTGATAATTCTGAGCAAATAGCCTATAAGGTTGGCACCAGTTAAGTCCAGCATAATCAGTTACTTAGCCCTTTCAATGAGTCACCTTGCCGTTTATTTTGTTGGTTACCTTGTAGATGAACACACACGCCTCTACAATAGGGTCTAAAAGTCCCAATCAGGAATCTCAACCGTCTGTCCGGCAAGTTTGTGCGTGGAGTCGTCAAGGAATTGAATCTTGCCATCGGTCACGAAGCTGTGGCACACACGGCAAAGGAAGGGATTTTTATCTTCCGGGTGCTCCTCGTTGTAAGTACACCAGCATGAGTCCGACTGATGACCGGGAGCATAGTGACCTGAGCGAACGAGGATGCTGGGAGTGAAAGTAGGCCGGTCTACATTGCGGTTCCATCCCCACTTGGGGTGTGTGTCGTCACCGTCTACCTTGATACCATGGTACTCTTCGCAACCCGGACACCAAAAGGAAACAAGACCTCCTTCCAGTGACCGTAACTTGTTGCTAAGAGCACCCATTTACCAACCACCTGTGCCGTCGTCTTTCTGGTAGTCGGTGATAGCGTCAGCCGAACCGACGCTATCCTTATCGACCATACGCACAAGCTGTGCAGAGTAGTCCACACCCGGAGGCGGTGGTGGTACTGTCTGGGTGATAGGTTCAATCCACTGGTGAATCGAACGGCGGATGTCCCACAGGCTGACGTGAGGCGTAGAGCGGGGGTACCAGCGGTTCTCAATCTCGATGTCATCATTGCTGGAGTACGACAGGATGTTCCATTCAGAACCTGCGTGGTCTTGGAAGACCGCACCGGGAATCATGTACGCAAAGAAGATTTCATCGCCTTCAATCGGCGAGAGGGGACTTGGCGACTGCATCGTGCCGGGGTTCGGCTTGAACTGCACGAACGTGGAGGTACGAGCGTCATTTGGGTCGCCCACAATTCCCTGTAGGGCGGAGTCCGAGTTGACCTCTTCATCCTCGCAGAGGATACGGGCTTGCTTTACTAGGGCGTCAAACATCGAAGCGTTCATATTTTTTCCTTCCAATTTTGAGAGTGTGGGTCTAAACCCACATTTTTCAGTTCCCCCCAAATACCGAGCAACGAAAGTAGCCTTCACGGTCGTTCCATTCCCGCCATTCGCATTCGCCACATTGCGTCGGACTGCTGGGGTTGATAATTATCTGGTGTACGAATGACATTGCTCTTCCCTCTAATTCTGTAATCAGGTAGTCGAAAAGTTATTTTCCTGTCATCAAGTTTGGATTCTGCCGAACGTTACCGTCCGACCAATAGGAATCTCCGCCTTGTTCTCCCATGGAGCCTTACCCGGCTGGGTCAGAGCGTTGAACAGAGGCTCACCGTCACCCTTGAGATTGTTCGGGTCTTCACCCTGAAGGTAGTTCTTGCCGACGACTGGATTGAATAGGGTGGGCATACCTGTGTTGATGGGAATGAGGTATCGAGTATCGCCCCAAGGCAGCAGGGACGTGTTGAAGTCCTGCTGTAATAGAATGCCACGCGGGGACTTATAGGTCACACCACTGATAACCAGACGCTCACCGTTACGACGGACGATGAGGTCACCGTCCTGCACGATGGGCGTGTTGGTAAGGTAACTACGACTCTCGCGGGTTGCCTTGATGCCACCACCCTCATCCAGTTCACGAGTGATAGCGGAGTCTGGCGGAACGTACGTGATGTCGTAGGGGCCAAAATATCCTCCGACGATACCAATCTCGAAGCAAATCTTGCAGCCAGTCTTGGCTTGACCTAATCCACCTTCAGACCCTCTGCAACCGCACAACTTACCCCGCGTTTTGCGAAATAAGATGTAGGCAGGCTCCCCTATCTGTTCGAACAGCCACTCGTTGCGGCGAACCATCTCTGCATACTCCCACGTCATCTGGTCAACTTCCTGCGTGTTGACAATCTTGGTGCCGGGGTGACCGGGCTTATGCAGTTCCTCGCCCACCGGTCCCAAAGGAACGATGCAATAGAAGGTGCGGGTCATACCGGTGTAGATGTCCACATAGTTGATGAGCTTGTTGTAGACGACCTTGAACTCCTTCACGCCGGAGTAGTCAGCCTTCCACACGACACCATTATTCACCGCAGCCAAGTCAGTGACGTAACCGCCCTGCTTCAACTGATTGTCCATGGGGAGCCACACGGTGCGGTCGAGACCTTGAACCTCAGCCGGGGTGAGGGCAACATCGTCTACGTACACTGTCACGTCCTGAGGACGAATAGAGACGAAGGGGCGTCCGGTCACGACATCAGCGTATGGAGTGTCGGGGATTCGGAAGCCCCACCTTCCCATGATTCCCTTGTCTACCCAGTCGGGCTCCTGAACAATGTACGTGACCTGCTGGAGAGCTACTTGATCCCGGTAGAAATGACCTGACCATGGATTAACATTTAGTTTGTGCCAGTTCACCGGGGCATCAAAGGCCCGGTAGATATTGTAGCCATGAGCAGCGTCGGGGTCGTCCTGCCACCAGAGGTCGCGGGAGCCGACGTAACTGGAGTTCATAACTATTAGGGTTTGAATCATACTATTTACCCTCGCTGAGGCGGATGACATCAATGGGAGTCACAGGAACTCTGTGCAAGTACCGCCATATTCGAACATCCTTAGCACTAGACAGGGAACCCGGTAGGAGTCGTTTGACCAAATCGAGGTCTTTCTTTATAAACTGGGTACCATGGATGCGGAGAACTATGGGGGCTCCCCCTGTTTTCCCCGCCTTGTTTTTGGCGAACCACTCAGCAACAGGTAGTGTGAAGTAGCTTCTTTCAACCAACCCCTCTCGAATAATCTCAGGCAGCACACTGTCGTCAGTTCCGTGATACAAGAACTCAGGAACTACGGACACCCCTTGTTTTAGAAACTTACTTTTCCAGTGCATATCGCTCCTACTAAGGTACTTGGGTAGTGCAAAAAGAGCAGTTCGGATTAATCAGACCACGATTGGTGTGCCAACGCACATGCTTGGCCTTTATAAGACTGCCGCTGGCAACACTAGCTGCGGCGGCTCTCTGCTTCGCTTCGCGAGAGCCTGACTTGCCTCCGAGGCTGTGAACTTCACGGGACATGCGGGTACGCATCTCCTCAGGGTGTTCGTCAGCCCACTTCCTACAAGCCTCGATACGAGTAGATTCATCTTGAAGGGCACGTTTGGTTTTTATTTTCTTCACTGAGTCTTCTGTGAGAAACGAGCCACCCTGCTCCTGTCTTGCTTGCTCAACAGCAGCTTTACGCTTCTCCTCTTGTTCAGCCGAACGCAGGAACACAGGGTTACCTACTTCCTTCAATTTGGCCTTGGTCTCTTCAGACATAGTGCCGGTGAACCCTTCTCCACCCCGGCAGATGTTGTAGCCGATTTCTGGATTGCGGGTGTCGTAAAGGGCGATGAGTAAACGTTCGAGTCGGTCTAGCTCTTCTTTGGTCTCGATACCCTCGAAAAGAGGCTCTATCGACCAAACCTCCTTGGGGTGCTTACGCATGGAGTTGAAGAGATGGGATGAACCTCTGTTTCGCTTTGCATGAGAAAATTTGTCTTGAAGGTACTTCTTCAAGTTATTGCCCTTATGCTGGCCGATGTAAATCTTCCCTGTGATTGAGTTAGTGATGGCATAGATGTACATGAAAATGGACTCCTCTTGTAGGAGTCCATAGTTGGGTTTCGATTTGTTATAAAACACAAATTATTGAAACTAAACAACTTATCGTCGTCAACCCAAAAGCCAACGCTGCTGTCTTAATCCTGCACTGAACGGTCTGTTCGCCGTAATCAGTGGAGCCCACTCATTGAACTCTTGGGAGTAGGTTTGACCTAGCGACTGGTAGAGGTTGGCCTTGTTGATGTCGAGGGACACACCGTTCAAGCTGTAGCTAAACTCATCCGCAGCCCAGCGTGCCCCTTCCTTGGTGAGGCAGGAAGACGCAGCACCGATGGCTGCACAACGTCCCCAGTCAATCGGGATGTTGTCCAGCGTCCAGCCGTACAGGTTCTTCACGTTCCATGTGTTGAGCTTGGAGATGGCAATATCCAGCATCCGAAGGATGGTGGAATCAAGCCAGATGTACCCCACGCGAGTGGTGTACCCGGCTACCACCTTACCCGGAGTGGGTGGGCGGAAATGGTAATTACGGTCGGGGTTCTCATCGCTAATCAATTCCCTGACGTACATGATGGCCGGAGCATACTTGCTGGTGGTCGTCTTCGCCGGGGCAAGAATCTGAGAGGGAGCTTCAAAGGAGTTCGAAGTCGGGTCAATGGTCTGAACCACGAAGTCTTCGGTTACCTGCTGCTCAGCGTTACCGGGGTACTGTACCATGTACCAGACTAGACGATACACACCCTGCCACGTTGTAGGGATGGTAAGGTTGATCCAGTACATGCCCTGAGACGCACGTATAGGTATCATGCGCGGCTGACCCACCAGCATAGCCCCTTCCGGGTTGTAGTCTACTGGGAGCGACTGAAGCTGTTGCTGGTCATAGTCATAGGCACCCCGAATCTTGATGGGCACCTGTGACGAAATCTGGAAGATGCTGAAGCTTATTTGTGCGGGGTCTACTAGCACACCAGTAGCGTCCCGAACGATAATGTTCAGGTTGCCTGTGCCTAAAG